AACCTCGAAGAATCGCATGGTCGATGAGTGCTGGCGCTTCCTTCAATAACTGTTCTCTAGTGATTTGAGTTTCCATAAATTAACCTTTTTTAACCGTCTTTCCGCGCCATCCGCCTGCTTTTCTCATCCCGGGTTCCTGACCAAGTTCGTTGACGAATCCGCGTCGGATCAGCCACTCCTTGTACTTCTGGTCGATGTAAGCGAAGTGAATCTTTTCGGGTGATTCATCTGCTTCTGCTATCCGCATAATGGGCATTTTGTTTGCGCTGATCATTTGTATGTCTCGATTGTGTGTTTGTAGTGTCGCTCGGCTTGGGTGCAGTTCCAGCAAAGGTCTTGAGTTCCGTTGCATCCGCACCCGAGAGATTTGAAAAGTACATTGGCCAACCATTGGTATTCTGCGATGGCCGCTCGCAATGTCTCCACGTCCGTTTCTTCGGACATGGGTTTGATATTCTCGCTCATTTGACGACGAAGAGAAGGAAGTAGGCGCTGGCGACGACCATCCCCATTCCGAACGCCATGATGAGCAATTGCTTCAGCTCCTCGGGCGAGGGCGGACGATTGGCTTTGTGTATCACCGGCCACCGCCCATCGCGTAGTGGAGGATCAAAAGGGCGTCGCAGTTTTTCAATGTGACGTCCAGATTCGGATACAGTTCCTGAGCTTTGCTTTTTAGCTTTCGCTTCCATTCTGGTCCGGTTTCGCATGATTTACGTCCTCCGAGTCCAAGTGGTTCTTGCCAAATCTTGGGTTCAACACGGTGAAGTGCGTAGCCTTGCGCGTAGCCAAGTCCCTGCACAATCCCGTAGTTCTCATGGAGCGTCGCCATGCTGGCCGACGACGTGAGTTTGCTGACGAACTTTGGCACCTTCTCGACCCATAGATGCGAGTCGGCCACCTTGAATCCTGCCAGTAATTGCGCCGTGTCTGGCAGCGACTCAGGCATTGGAAACAGGAGTATTCCGTCCGCAGTGCTGACCGCGAATCCGCCGCCCACACCCGGATCGACCGCAACGATTGTTTGGTTTGATTTCATTCGCTCAATATTATTTTCAGTAACAGAGAATAGTCACCTGCTCGGCAGCGATTCGAACCGCTGATTTCGTGTCTCCGCCCTCGCTCCACTTCTCAACCTTCACACGGCCTTTGACGCGCACCAGAGCGCCGTTCTGAATCTCGATGATCTTCTCTGCAACTTGTCCCCATGAGGACAGCTCGAACTCATCGAAGTCTTCGTGGAAGCGCCCTTCGTTGTCAGTCCAGTGACGGGCGATTGATATAACGCGGCGCACCATGAGCGAGCCGGTTTTGGTTTCGGTTTGCCGACTTATGCCGCGCAGTTCGCCGATCAGATAGACTACGTTCTCGGTGGGCGTGGATGTTTCGTTTGCTGGCGTGGATACACTCATTGGAAAATACAACCTAGTTCACGGTAGCAGGTCATACGCTTCTTAGCGTGGAATGCTCCGATGGGGTGGAATTTGTCAGAGAAATCTACGATTGTCGCGCAGTTCTTGGTTTCTGTTTTCCGCAATGCCCGACTGGCTCGCTGGATTGTTTTCTGCGACGACCGACCGCCGCTGACCATGATGAGCAGTTCGACGTTGGGCAGATCCAATCCTTCGTCGGCCAAGCTTGTGGCGATCATGGTTCGCAGGTTGCCAGCCTTGAACTCCTCCATCGCCGCCTTGCGCTGCTTCTTGCCGATCTTCGAATGGACGAGGAGCGAACCGGGAATGCGCTTTTCGTAGTCCTCGCCAAGCGTGATGCGAGGGATAAGGATGAGCGTCTGCATGTCGCCATACTCCACGGCGTAGTCGATGGCGTAATCATTGCGCCCACGGTTCTCGCAGATGCCGATGTCCACAAGCGATTCCCAAGCGCACATTCGCTTCAATTCTTCGTCACTTATCCGCATGTACCGACGGCGCGTGGTGAACAGTCGGTCGATGTTATCGTCGATCTTCTGCTGAAGGTTCAGGTCGGTTGCGTCGGAGAGTTGAAGGTAAGCGTCGGCCAATGAATCGCCGATGTCGCTGCGCTTGATTTCGTAGGTGCGGTTGTGGAAGAGCGTTCGTGTTACGGCATTCCGGTCTGGGTCGTCGCCCCAAGGAGTTGCGTCAAAGCCGTAGCGAAAGCCTTTGCAGGATTCGATGATGCGTCGCCATCCGGCAGCAGGGCTGTGCTTCGCTTCGTCCACGATGAGGAGGTTCTTGTTGCTGAAGTCTACCGACTCATGCGGACAACGGATATCCACAATCTCGCCCGGTACACCGGCAACACGGAGCGATGTGCGCGCTTGCTGGCATGTCTCGCGGGTTGGAGCGAGCCATCCAATTTTGCACGGATAGTCTTTGAGGTGATGCTGTTCTAGGAAGTTCTTGATAATGCTCGCGGCAATCCATGTCTTACCGCTACCGGCGGGGGCGACGATCAGACCATCGCTAGTTTTGGCCCACTCTACTGCTTTTTGTTGGTATTCTCTTAGATTCATAATTTTAGGAAATTTGCCCCTCCGCCCACTGCTTCATAGTAGACGAAGGGGATTGTGCCGCCCACACGGGTGGCTTCGCGTCATTCGTTCGTTGTACTGTCGTTAGAAAGCGCGCTCGATTGCGTCGTGGCGCACTTCTTGTTCAGCAACTTCCTTAACGCTTGATTGGCGAAAAATCCGATCTTCAAACCATTCTCGTCGCAATGTTTGCGAACCTCTTCGTGGAGCGCCGAGTCGATGGTGATAACTGTGTATTTGGCTGGTTTCTTCATAATCACTCGCTCTTCATCGGAGTCGATTGAACGCCATTGTAGGCGATGGTCTTCGGCCTAAAGATTCCAACCTGCTCCGTCTCCTCGACCCAACTAGGACCGCCCCTAATGTGGAATATGCAGGAAGACATTCCGTTCCATGATTTTGTGGATGACTTGGCCGAGGTGTAGGTGGAGCCGAACGTAGCGTTCAGATCGTCACTGCTCATCGCCTTGACGTTGGCCCAGTCGATGTCGCCTGCATGCCATAACTTGAAGCCTAACTCCAGCGGTGCGACAACCTCTGCAATGCCCGGGAAGTGCCACACCCACTCGTCATGGCTGCTGGCGTCACCGGACATAACCGCGTAGCACTGGTAGTTTCCGAGTGGTACGGAGCCACTGCCCCAGTCGCAGCTCTCGCCGGGTTTCAGGACTGCCGAGCGAGTCGGATGGTCGTTGCATTTGGGCTGCTCGAAAAGAGCAACGAGGATGGGGACTTCGGTCTGATTTTCGATTTTGATGTGGGTACTCATAGCTATTCGGAGGTGTAAACGGTGTCGGTTATGGGGTTGGTTGCAGTATAAAGTCGAAGTTGATCTTCCAGTTGTCGCCAAGTCGGTTGTATGTATCGCCCTTGATTTTCCATGTGCGCGGATCGCGGGTCGTCTTCGTGTGACGGCAGCGGATACGAACGTCGATATCCTTGAGCGCCACATTTCGCAGCCGGTGGTCTTCCGGCAGTTCGTGCAGGTGTTTCATGTCAGTAGGTGTTTGATGATCTGATTTCTGTCTTTGCCCTTCGCTCTGAGAATTTGCTCCAGCACAACGTGAGGGTTGATTGTTGCAACGTGTTTCCACTCTGAATTGCCATCGACGTGCTTGGCTGTATCAAGACTCTCAACGCGCACCAGTCCATTCCATGCGTGGACGTATATGAAAGCGGGGCTGTCTTTCATTTAATCTCCTTCTCATTCCACAACAGCAAGTCAGCGCGGAGTGCGTCGTTCTCTTCCTCCAGCCGATTGATGCGCTGTTGTAATCGCAGGTTATCACCCCATAACAACAGATCCGCTCGCATTGCATCGTTCTCGGTTTCGAGTTTCTCGACTCGCTCCGTAACCTCACTCAGGTATTTCCGAGTCGCGGCTAGTTTGCGTTCTAGCCTTCGGCATAGCATACCGAGGTCTGCTACGTTGTGAGGGGTTGAGTCGGTGATGGGCGTGTCGCTGATCATTTTCGTGAGGTCAGGAATATGATCGCTCACGGATTGGCCTCCTTAAATTTCATGTAGATTCCCCACGCGCCATCAAGCTTATCGGTAACACCTTCCAATGTTTCATCCAGCCGTTTGATGCGCTCGTTGGCTGCGTTGAGTTCGCGTTCGAGTTGGCGGCTCCAATCCAAAACTTCATCGACTGATGTTGGATCAAACTCCAATTCGGCGTCCGTCCTCGGTGTATCGCTAACCATTTTGTTGGTGTCACCAATATGGTTCACGGCTTGGCCTCCTTGGCTTTGCGCCCTTGATCTTTGCGCAACGCATCTCGCGCAGCGTCACCTTCTGATCCATGACAATAGCAGTTTGAAACTGTATATTCGTACCAAGTAAGAGCTTCCTCCAACCGCTTGATGCGCTCCTGTTGATCGCGGATCTTTATAGATTGAGCGTCGGCCATCCATGTTTTTCGCATGATCCGTAGCACCTCGGCTGCTGTCTCCGTAGGTTTCAGATGCTCGGCTGCTGTGATTGTTCCATCGTTGTGTATTGTTAGTAGAGCATCTCCGTTGTTCTTCACCTCAATTAGGTGATTGAATGATGCGTCGATGAAGAACTTGTTTGTTTGTTCGCTCATTTCGATTCCTTCCATTCGCCAATCGTGCGGAGGAAAGCCTCTGCTCGTTGGGCTGCGGTTGCATGCCATAGATACTTCCGGCCCTCACACATATCCCACAATGTGTCGTTCATTATATGATCCTGCTTCTCATTCAGTACCTTCTCCGCTTCGTGCATGGCGTTGAGGTCGTTGAGGTAGTCGGGCAGAGGATGCCATGCTTCTGGGTCGCGGTATCCGGTTTTCCACCCACACGCTTCCGCGATAGCGATACGTTGTGCTTCTGGTGTCACGGGTTGGCCTCCTTGGCTTTAATCCAGTTTGATTGCTCCGTAAGTTTTCGAGCAGCGTCTGCTGGTGAATCCCAGCGTGATAAATTGGAGTTTTCGCATAGCGCATCCCCCGCCTCCTCCAGCCGTTTGATGCGGTCTTGTAACCCACGCACAACAACCACTCCCTGCTCGATTTCGTCTGTTCCAAGCAATTCTCGGAACTCTTCGCGGAGGCTGACTCTTTGATCGGCTTGAAGTCGTGCGGTGTTACGCTCTGCAACGAGCAATCGGATGCGGTCGTGGGCATCGGCTAGTTCGTGTTCTACGTCCAGCAAGTACGCCTGAGCTGACTGGAGTGGGGTCATAATTTCTTTTGGTTTCATAGATACAAAATTTATTGAGCGTTATCGCGGAATGCGCTCCCCTCCGTGATGCGGTTCAGAACGGCTTCGGATCAAGCTCGTCGCCATCGACCTCGGCAATCGGAACTTCGCGCATGTTCTTGATGCGGAGCGTCTTCTTAGTCTCGCCGTTGACCATATACTCCTCAAAGCGAGTGGTGATGAGCAGCTCCAAGCCGGTCATCGACTTCAGGAACGCCGCGTAGCTGCCCTTGACGCCAAGGAAGTCGTACTCAGTGCCATCGGGAACATTGTGCTTTGTTGCTGCGACGAGCTGATTGACGCGGAACCAGACATTCTCCTGATTGATGAAGCGGTCAGTGATGCTCGCGCCATCTTCAGTCTTGAACGTCACCTTACAGACCTCGCGGCCTTTGGCATCAAGGGTTTCCTCGACCTTGGCTACGGTGACGGTGTAGTCGCCTTCGGCGTTGATGTAGCTGCCTCCGGCATCCTTGCGGTTTACTGTGAACATAATTTATTCGGTGGTTAGTTTTCGGATTTATTCAGCACCCACTTAGGGCATGAAAGGGTTTGCGTAGCGGTTGGATAGGCTGGCCAACTGTCCAGTGCGCGGCATTCGTGCAGCGTCGAGATTGCTTTGCGCCGCAGATTCGCGCCAGCCTGAAGCCATTCGGCATCCAGTCGATAGATGGCGACAGCATACGGAGCCTTACGCTCGACCGCTACGAAGATGAAGCTATCAGCGCCAGTCATCTCCAGATAGTGCGCGGCCTGAATGTGATAGCCGAACGATGCGATGGTTCGCAGGAACGCCTCGGGCGATGCGTCGTCGGTCGTTTTGATGTCAACGAGCGTATGACCCTCGATCCACAGATCGGGACGCGCTTTGAGGGCGATGCCGGTTTCCTCGTCCTGAGCGAACACACTCGCCTCGATCTTGTGCGGCACGATCTTGTGCGGCAGATTAATGATGTCCCAGAAGGGATGGCGACGGACACTGTTGGCCACACCTTGCACATCGATGTCTTCAGCGTGAGTCAGGTGGATGCGGCTCTTATGCTGCTCCTTCCACTGCTTTCCTTCCTTCGTACGTCCGTCGATATCCGGCGGAATCACGGCGACGACTTGCGAGTAGAGTTGCGGCTCTAGTACAGCGGTGTGAATCGCCGTACCCATCTGCATCGATTTCGTAGGCTCCTGATGCTCCTCTAGCGCGGCTTTGTAATGAGCCGGGGACTTGAGGATCTTGGACATCATCGACTTAGAGAGAGCATCAACGGCGTGATACTTCTCCGCTGGCATGTCGAGGTTGACGTGTTGGTTGAGAATGCTCATTCGGTGGGCGGGTTAGCGAACGTCTTGGCCTTGGAGATGAAACCCTCGGCATCGGCGAGGATCATGTTGGCCACCTTGGTGGATACATCGCGGAAGTTCTGCTCAGCCTTGATCAAGTTCTTGCTGACGAGGAACGCGTTGGCGATATCAGAATGTGGCTCAAGGATCTGCTCCAGTCGTTCGACGAGCGTGAAGGCTGGTTCCGGTGTCACGTTGACTGACTGGCGCACCGTTGCAGTGACGGTGGGTGCTGGTGAAGGGTTGGAGAAGTCGGCTACTTCCTCGACGCAATATCGACCCTGAGTAATGCGAGGGTCGAGCATCCTTGTGGCGAGACTCACAAGACGCGCACGCATCATAGCCGCTGGGAATTTCTGCCAACCACTCCCCGCTTTAGCAGGGAGCAAACCAGCCAACTTTGCATCTTCAGTCGTAAACGAAATACGAACCTTCTTCTGCCCCTTGCAAAAGTCAGCAATGGCAGCTTGGGCGTCGTATTGCACCCAATCCACGTCCCACCCTGCATCCATTAGACCAGACAACATAGCCTCGGATTTCATGGCAATCTGGCCATTTATGACGTGGTTAGACCTCTTCCACGTCAGCGGAGTCTGGCGACTAGAAATGCACTCAAGAGCAAGGACATAGCCTTGTTCAGGCTTCGTCAGCCCAAAGAGTCCTGAGTGGGCCAACCAGTCACCTAAAGTCTTCACGGCGTCGAGCGACGTGCATGCTTGGTCATAGAAGTCAGGACTGACTGGCGGTTGCGGTTGCGTTGTTGCTAATAGGTTGCTGCTCATTTGTATTCTCTTGTTGTTTCTTTGTTTTTCTTGCGTATGGGTTCACAGCTCCGGTTGTCGCTCGACTCGTCAGAATCGCGGCGATGTCGGACTCGGTGAACAAGATTCGTCGGCCAATTCTCCTATGCTGGACGCCGTCATGGCGCACGATCCGCCGTAGCGTTTCGCAGCAGATTTGGAGCATAGCTGCTGTTTGTTTGGCCGTATAAACTTTCACTTGATAGAAATCGACAGCGTTCGGGTGTTAACTTGGGAAACCAATGCGTAAACCCGTAAGAGCCTCTCGCTCCTCTCTATGCCCGAACGCTGAAAAGGGGCTGCAATCAGGTGTTCAGTCACGGGCGAAAATCCACTAACGCCCTGTCGCGATTTCCCTTCGCGCTCTAAGTCTGATTGCAGAAAATTGGTCATTGTTGCGGACGTAGCTTCGCAGTTGTCTCAAGTCGTTGCAAGAGGATATTGAAAAACTTTTCGACCAAGGCGTTCTTCGATTCTCTGAAGGTAGGCCACCTGCTCCGGTGTTCCGTTCTGGCCGCTGCCGTTGAGGAACGTGATACGCTGATCCATCAGATGATCTTTGCGCCGCTGCCATTCCTTGTCCGACTCGCCATCGTGGCGGTAGATCGTGTACGGACCATGATGGAGTTCCAGAGTGTACTGCTCAGCGTTCGGATTGATGGGCGTTTTCTCTGGCTTCGGGCCAAAGCCTTCCCATGCGCTGTCGTCGCTGTCCGATTGGAACGAATCCTCGATGTCGCTGATCTTCTTGGTAGTGGCTTTCATCATCGCCTCAATCGATCCGAGGCGTTTGTTCATCTTTTCGATGCTGGCGAATAGGATTTCTATCTTCTGATCGGTCATAATTTTTCGGGGTTAGTTGCCGGTTGAACTGTCGGTTTCGGAAAGGCTACGGTACTTGGCAAGAAGGTCGTCGATGGATGAGTCGGCCACAGGTTCCAGCCCCGGTTCGGTAGGCTTCTCGTCATCGGCCTTCTGCTTTCTCTTGCGCTGCTTCCCCTTGCGAAGAGCATTGATAGCCTTCCAAATCTGGGCGATTTCGCGACGGAGGTCCGAGAACTTGCGCGACTCAAGATCCTTCTGAGCCTCCTCATCGGACGGCTTCCAATCGCAGCCATGCCAGACCCGATGGGTTCGATCAAAAACCAAGACCTGACTCTTGACGTTCCGCATCGAGCCAAACGCCCGATTAGCCTCGACCAATCCACCGCCAATCGTCTCGACAATGTAGGCCAACAACTCGGACTTTTCCGAATTCAGATTGTGCCTCTTCGGCGGCATTTCTCGAAACGTCGAACGAAGCGTGGAGCCATTTGATAAGTAACTCATGATGGAAAACAGATAAGTCTCTTTTGTCGTCTAGTCAACGTAAATCTACCAATGGCTCCTTTTAAGTTACCCTTGGTCTACCTAGCTCATCTAAAGATAAGCCTCCCCTTTCTAAAAAAGGGGAGAGGCTTATTCCGAAAACGGAATGCTTGCGCTCCGCCTTTGGGGGCGGTGCCGCTTCCGTTTCGGAAAAGGATATGTGAAGCGTTCTTGTCGCTTTGTCGGTCATGCAGGGCAGCGAGAATGCCCCGCAATCGATCAGAAATGCCCTGTAGAGCGTTCGTAAGCGGTTTGGCGGCTCTACGGACGGTTTCGCGTGTGTCCGCGCTAGAATCGAATCGATGAAATGGCATGGTGCGAATGAGGTTTATTGGCCTACTTTTTATCCGGCGAAAAGTTATCCGAAGATTGGATTCGCTCGACGACCGGATAGACATCGTAGTCCTCCGACAATTCGACCGGGACGACGCGAATCCGACCTTGCGTGTATTCGCCGGGATTTAGTTCACGCGCCGCTCGTTCAGCATCCTTGCGCGACTCGAATTCGACCGTCTGGTAGCTGACGACCTTTTCCTTCATGTCGGACCAGCCAATCGCGCCGGATAGCTGGACCTTGTAGACTGGCTTCGCGAACAGGTTGCGGCTCATGGATACATTCCTCCGGCGCGGATGACGCGGATGATCGTCTCCGAATCATCGATGAGTTGTTGTCGTCGTTTCTCGCCCTCGCCGGTCGTATCCGCGCACTGATACATTCGGACGTAGAAAAGCGCGTCCTGAAGGCACGTGAGCGCGGCGGCGACGTGCGCGAGACGGGTTGATGCGGATGCGATGAAAGGATTCTGAAAATCAGCGGCCATCAATTCGAGTTGTTTGGCCAACTCATCGAGCGGGATATTTCGGTTCATCATAGCGTCTCCAGATCAGGTGTACTGGGGCAGAGCTTGTCGCCGTCCTCGCGTTCGATGATGAGTTCAAGGATCTGCGTGCCATCCTTCGCGATGAGGGAGCAGATATGTTTGTTGTCGTCGTAAATTGAGAGCGCTTTCGCGCCGTTTTCTTGCTCCTCGCCCGTCAGAATTGCGTTGAACAGATCGACGATGGTCTGGGCGTTGGCTTTTGATTGGATGGTTAGTTTCATTTCTTTGCTGTTGTTTGACTGGTTTCGAGAGAGGAAAGTTTTCGCATGACGCGACGACCATAGGCGCGGGAAGAGGACCGCTTGAGGGCTTTTGGCCCACCTTGCCAGATGCGCGCCAGCGATTCGTCGCTGAGATTGCGTCCGTAATGGCTTAGGTATGCGTTGGCGATGAACGTCGCGACGGCTCGATTCGTTACCTGAGTGTGCGCGTAATGCGTCCCCATCAGGCGATTCGCGTCGCGTACCATGATCGGCTTGATCTGGAGCGCGCCAAGCTCGCCGTGACGGCCACGGGCATGATCGTTTCCGTGGGATTCGATTTGAATCAGGGCCGAAAGAAGCAATGGATGCATGATTTGATGCGCGGATGCGGTTTATTCTTGGGATTTGATGCGCGGGGGATGTTTTAGCCGGTCGATTGCGGATTGTCTCGCATAACCGTACGAACCACACGACCGCCGAATCGCTTGACTAGTCGATGCGCGTCGCGTTTGGCGTTTCGACCTTGAAACGTGTACTCGCTTCGACCGTAAAAAGCGGTCCAGTAAACTTTCACGGTTGTTGTCCTTTCGCCTTCCTGATGATGGCGCGAGCAAAGTCTAAGTCGTCGTCGTCGGCCATAGGGTGCGCGAGACGTTCGAGGGCGGAGAGAAGATCAGGCGCGGAGGCGATTAGACAAGAATTCGATTCATCCTCGTCTGAGTTCTCGTTTTGCAACGCGCAAAAGGCAACCGTTCGCTCGTTTTCGTCGATGATTCCAATATGGCAATTGCCGGAATGATCGACCCGCCAAGGGCCGGGAGTGTGGTTCACAGGCTACCTCCAATCGCCTTTTCGATAACCGGGGCAATTCTAGCGCGAATCCATTCGGGCGATTCTCCGGCGTTTGAGTAAATCAGAGCCAGCACCTCCAGCATTTCAGGCGCGGAGGCGATGAGCGTCGCATTTGCAAGCGGTTCGTCCATGTGAGGCGCGAAGGCGCTTACGTTGATGAAGGCGAGGGATAGCGCGCCGTGTGTATGGTTCACCGATTCGTCGCGACCATCGATGATCTTAAGAGTCGAATGCGTTGGGTCGAATTGATCCTCGTCGAATCGGACAAGCCAAGGGCCGGGGGTATGGGTTTTCATTGGGTTCAGGCGTTGATGGTGAATGATTCTGCGAAACGAAGACCTTCGGCGCGGCCTGATTCGGAGCCGCCTAGAACGACAGCCTCGCACGCGGAATCCGATAGCTGGCGCGCATAGGCGTTCCAATGTTCGCCTGCGTCGCAATAGGGGATTCCGCAATCGCGGTTCAGGACATGGGCAAACGACGAATAAAAGTCAGCGCGAACGGATTCAACCGCATCTTCCATTTCGATGACGCGGAGCAATTGCGCGTCCATGCGGGATAATTCCATGCGCGGGAGGATAATCTCTACGGCAAAGTCTGTCGCGTCCGCCCAGACGGAGCTGTAGGCGTTCGTTTTGAGCCACAGGGAGCCGTCGTTGAAAAGGTGATAGACGGACGAATCGGGATTGCCGATACCGCCAGCGTCGCGAATGGATTCGGATCGGTTGTCCGCGAACGGAGGGAGTTCCTCGATTAAGTCCTGCTCTTCAGGCGCGAGCCAAAGAAAATTGTCGTTGAGGTAATGCTGGCGCACATAGGCGAGCGCGGCCTGAGGTAGGTTGTCCGCGTGGAATGATAGCAGGACCGTCTCGCGAGCGATAATGCGTTCAAGAATGGGGATTAGCTTTGGATTCATGATTCGTGATTTGATTTGAGGAAGGACTTTATGGCCTACCCTTTCGCACCACGCTTTCGCATGATGCGCGGAGGATAGGTCATTCGGCCAGTGCGCGAAGAGCTTTGAGCGTTGGCTTACCTTTACCGCCGATTGCGCGCCATGCTTTGACGGATAGTTCGCCGTCGTATTGCCAAGTCGATGCGCCGTTGAGCGTTGCGCGGCAGGATTCTAGGAACCGTTCCAGCTTGTCGGGATTGGATGCCCAAGGGAGCGCGGAAACGGATTTGCGGTATTCAGAGAGGAAGGATGATTTATTCATTGGATGCGCGGGGATAAATTAAGCGGTGAAGATATGCGCCATGCTGCCGTCGGGGAGCGAGCCGGATACAAAAGCGCGGTTCCAAAAGTTGGTTTCGCGGGGCGTGCCTTTCGATTCGTCTTCGTTAAGAAAACGAGTCACAAGCGCGAGAACTGCCGCGCGGTGGGTTTCGTCACCTGTCAATTCATGCGGGTAGGGGATGACGATAGAACCGCGAGCGCACTTTGCTTTGATGCGTGAACCTTTTGATTCAGTCGCTGACAGGTATTTGGTTTGGATTGATTGCATGGGATTGGATTTATTGAATCGGGAATCGGGATGATTCACCGCTGCAATCCACTCTTTCGAATGGACTGGCGCGGGGAGTCAAAGGGAGCCGTTCGATTCGGCAATGTCGCCCCATGAAGCGATTCGATAGTGTCCATTCATTCGGACGATTGTGGGCGCATAAGTGTCGCCAATGTTCAGGTATTCAACCCAAGTACCGTTTCTAGTCTGAAAGGCTTCGATGCCGAAGGTTTCAAGCAATGCGTCAAGGCAATGAAGGCGCACGTCTGAGGTTGATGGGGCGTGGTAGCACTCGCGCACTCGCGCATCACCGGCGGGGAGCGATTCAAGTTCGGAACGGCGCATTCGGAAGATAGCCTTGGCTTCCTTTCCTTTGCCGGGGAAAGCCGATTCAATAGACGTAACGGACGGGGAGCGGAAACGGGGAGCGGATTTGGTTATGGTCATGGGATTTGATTTGGATTTATTCGGTGACAAGTGACTCCTCAGATTCAACGGCGCAGTGAAGTTCGAACCAAACGCATTCAAGCTCCGAGGAAACTTGCGCGATTGCCTCGGTGACTTCAGCGGGGAATAAATCAGCGTTTTCCCCGTCCATTCCGCGATACCGAAAGGATTCGGCTGCGGCAGACATAAAGGAGAGCAAAGTCTCAAAAGCGGATTCCATCGAAGGATTCCCGCGCAGAGTCAAATCAGTGACTCGGTGTTCACCGAAAGGACCGTCAAGGATGAAGCCGGACGGGGAAAGCGAGACGGTGATTTGCTCGCCTCCTTTGCCGATAGAAACGGCGGGGAGAAGGCGCGCTGAGATTAGGAACGGAGCGGATAGCTTCATGGGATTTGATTTGGATTTGATCGGCTTTGATTGGCCGCTATTCCCTACCGTTGCCGATAGGGAAGCGCGGGGAATCAGAACACGCGAATTGATCGAGACAACGGGCTTGTTACGCCCATGTCCGTCACTTGGTTGATGTAGCGGGGAACAGATTCAACCGGCGAGTTTTCGTCTGCTTCAATGGCTTCAATAAAATCAATGGCAGACGGGATTTTGACGTCTTCCGTTCCGCGAATCTTTGCCCATGCTTTCCGATAGTCTGGGTGCGAAATGCCAATTGAGTAGGATAAAGAACGGACAGCATGCATGTCTGCTTGGTGCCAATTCCCTGCGTCATGATGGCGAATCGCGCTTGCAAGGCAGAGACGTGCCGATGATTCCATCGCTGCACCGTTGCCGACGTGATTTCGGGCTGTTTGAATGATGTTCATGGGATTAGTGGTTGGGAGTGAAGTTGAGTGTCGTTTCGAGATAGGCTTGGATTAGGACGAGAGAGATGATTGCAGCTGCAATGAATAGGTGTTTTAGGGTGGGGCGTTTCACTTTAGCCCTTTGCGTTTGAAGATGGCGCAGACTTCGGCAAAGCGTGCGGTTTGGCATGGTGAATAGTGGACAAGCCAGATCTGGTTTTTATTGGCGCGGACAAACCGGGAAGGACGCGAATCTTTGCCGCATTTGACCCATTGCCCCCGTTGCAAACGGAGCGCGCCAGAGTAAAGGGAATCCTGAACGCCGTTATCCCAAAGATCTAAGATAGGAGTGAATTTCATCTGGGGACACTATGGGGCAAAAGCCTGTCGGTTGCAAGGTTTTATTGGATTTATTTTGAGATTCTTTCAAGGGACAGGGGGACGCACAGAAGAGACGGGTCAAAGTCAAGATAAATCGAAAGAAAAGTGAAGAAAAGTGAAGTGAAAAGGCCCGCTATCCTCACCTTACTTTCAAATCAAAGCCCGGATTTTAACGATAAAGTGGCGTACAAGATGTAGTGGTGTCGGATTTTAGGTATACTATATGTAGTGGTGTTTTTGTTTGGACACTTGGCATGCTTTGTGGGACAAAGTGAGCGTGAACAAAGAGAAATGGGAGCAAGCTAAGAGTCTTTATCTGGCGGGAATGGAATGGAAAGCAATTGCAAACGATTTGCAACTGTCGCAGGCAACGCTACAGACTCGCGCCAGTCGTGAGGGAATCACAAAATTGAAGGCGCAAATGCAAACGATTTGCACTGAAAAGAAAACCCAATCATTGGAAAGCCTGTCGGCAATCGTTCGGAGCAAACTTGCGGAAGATGCAGCTGCAACGATTGAACGCGTCAATGGATACGAATTGGATGGAATCAAAGACGAATCAACACGGGAGCAAATACTTGGGAGCGTAGCCAAACGCTCTGCGCTTGTGTTTGGATGGTCCGAAGGTAACGAAAGCACGTCTGTCAGCATCAACTTGCTGGGTTCAATGCCAGATAAGTTGTTCCACGTGGAACAAAGCGTGAATCCCGTTTGAAGTGAATATAACAGACATAGTGCAACGGGGGAAAACTTATGGTCAGGATAAGTAAATCTAATGAGGCAAAAGGATTGTTTTCCTATGGATTAAGTCAAGATTGCCGGCGACTGGGCCGGCCCCCTTTTGGGGTGGCTTCGTTTACGATACCCCCCTCAAAAATTTTCCGTCTTTTTGACCATGTTAAGTAAAATTAAAATTGGTCAAGTTATTTCTCTCAATCAAGCTGAGAGGAAGTTGGCCCACTTCGTAGCCAAGAATCGCAACGGCAATAACCGTCATTTCAACACTACGAACTTGAAGATAAGCGCGGATGACCCTGCGGCGGTGGATCTGGAAGGCGTGTGCGGCGAGATAGCTTTCTGTAAGCTATTTAATGTCTACCCCGACATCGACACGGACCGCGAGCCACCGCACCCGCTCTACGACGCGATTATCCCGCCTATCCCTCCGGGCATTCGAATCGATGTGAAGACGACGAAGTACGAGAATGGCAAGCTACTGGTCGATGCGCGCAAAGGTTCCAAGACCGACGGCGTGGATTTCTACGCTCTGATGACGGGTCAATTCCCCGGTCCGTATACGTTCCGAGGATTCATCGCGAAGGAACATATCATCCAGCCGCATAGAATAAGAACGCTCATCAAAGGATTCAAAACGTACATGGCAGATCAGAGCGAACTGACCGATAGTATTCCCGATCAAGACTTATTCTGATTGACGCGTAAGGCACCAGTATGTCTCAGTCCGGCTATCGACCTTAAGCAAGGCGGAGGCTTGGTCAGCCATCGCAAAACTGTCTAAGCGGCAATGACGCTCCGCATCGGTCAGCGCGTAGGTCCGGTCCGCCATCGTTTGATGGATGGATAGAATGGCCTACCAAATGCAGATAACGTCGGTTTAATTTTTCTCAATATGGCTTGTCCCAATGTCTTCAACGCCTTCGCCGTAGCGACTGAGTCGCTCGCGCAGGACGTCTATAAACGCGCCTCGTATCGCTCGATGTGGCTCAATATGATTGAGCGCGGAGAGTATCCTCAAGGTACTGGCTTGACCCAGACCTCGTTCAACACGACCAGCATCGAGCCGACTTCGGCTGAGGAGTGGTCGGCCATTACGCTGGCGAGCGGCTCCAACGGCGGCGCTTGCGATGTCACCTATAATGACGTTCCGGTTGGTTTCAATACCGTTACTTGGAGTCCTGAGCGTTTCGCGCTCAAGGGTCCGCTCTTGTGTAAGGATGATCTGACCTATGACCACCGCGTCGAGGCGTTCTTGCGCGTCTACTTGGAGAAGCTCTCGATTCGCGCTCAGCGTTCATGGGAGACTCGCTATCAGAATACGTTCGCGAAGTTCGCGATCAAGGCAGTGGCCGACTCGTCCTTTACTCAGGTCGAGACGATTCCCTCTGGCGTGAATGAGTTCCCGTGGATTCAGACCGGATCGGTTGGTCAGGCGCTCAATCAGTCCACCTCTGAGTTGACTCAGGAGATGCTGGATGTCGCGGCTGCTACGCTGATCCGTAATGGTGCGACGAATCCTGATAGCTCCGGCTTCATCTCGTACAGCAGCGATGGTCCGGTATTTCCGCTATACATCGGCTTGGAGGCTTCGCAGCGTATCGCTCAGAACAACCCTGCGTTCCGCGATGACTTGCGCTTCGCTGATCAGGGCAGTGGCGCTGGAGCGGAGTTGCTCAAGCGGATTGGCGCGAACCGGGTGATTAAGAACTATCGCCATGTTCCGAATCTGTTCCCGCCCCGCTTCACCTATGCCGGTGGCAAGTACACGCTGGTCCAGCCCTTCACTAGTGGTGCCGGAACCAATGGTACTGTGTTCAGCGTCAATTCGAGCTGGACGACCGCTCCGTACGAGGCTGCGTTCATCGTGACTCCGTATGTGTTCAAGAGCCACATTGTGCGGCCCGTGAATCGGGTTGGCGATTTGGCGTGGATGCCGACCAACTACATGGGCGAATGGCAGTGGGTGACTGGTGCCTATAAGTTCAATACGGACTGCGAAGATCCGTTGGAGAAGAAGGGTCAGCATTATGCTGAGTTCGTTCACGCAAGTGAGCCAATATTCACAAACCAAGGAATGACTATTATCTTCCGTCGTTGTTCAGGAGCGCTCACACAGGTCATCTGTAGCTGATTTCCTCAGCAAAACGCAAGAATCCGCAGGTCGAAAGGCTTGCGGGTTTTTTGTGCCTACACTTGACGAGGTTCAAAGATTTCCTGTTTTTACTTCGCATGGAAAAATTGGTGTTGCCCAACGATAACTCTGAGCTAGTTTTGCCTCGGTTGATTCAATAGGTTGAATGTCTTGTAAATCGCCTTATTGTGAGGCACCCCGTCACTGGCCCGAAAAGTTAGTGGCGGGTTTTTTATTGCCCGTTATCGCTTAGACATTGACATCCCAATAGGTCGCGTAATGCTCCCCGTATGCCGTCATTTACGATTCCAAAAGGCGTAGAAATCCCCGAGAACCTTGCGGAGGGCGAAGCGTTCCAGACTATGGCGACCATCGTTCTTGGCAAGGGCGGTAAGGCGGAGGTCATCGAGATTGATGGTGTGGCCATTCCCGGATACGAGAAGAAATCCAAGGGCAAGAAGCTGGCCGAGCGCGGTGAGGAGGAGGAGATGGAGGTAGAGGAGGGTGCGGCTCCCGGCGGCGGTGGTTTCATTGCCGAGGTGATGCAGCGCGGCGCTGGTCCGATGGCACGATAATCAATTTCCATAGAACGATATGCCAAACATCACATGCGACGAGGCGGCAACGCTCATCAACGAGGCGGCGTCGCTGGGATGTCGCTCACCGTGGGAGGTTGAGTTGGCCAAGTTGGCACTGGAGAATCGCATTGCGACGTATCTTCAGGGAGGCGGCGCGACACGCGGTGCGTATCGGTCGGTGACGACCAGCGGCAGTGTGGTGAGTGGTGATTACTTTCTGATCTGCGATGCCACGGCAGGAGCGATTACGATGACCCTGCCCCCGGCGGCGCTGGTTGCTGGTCGTATCTACGTTTTCAAGCGAATCAATGCTGGCGCGAATACGGTGACGGTCGATGCGTACGCGTCCGAGACGATTGACGGAGCGGCCACACATGTGCTGTCCCCGCAATGGAATTCGATTACCATCATTTCGAACGGTACGGCTTGGTTCATCACTTCGCATCCGTTCTAAAATATCATGGCAAACATTTCTTGCGCCGATGCGGCCACACTAATTGCGGAGGCTCAGGGAGCTTCGTGCATGAGTCCGCGTGAACGCATTCTGCTGGAGATTGGCCTACTCTGGGAAGCGGCGACGCTTGGCGGAACGGCGGATATCACGGCGGATAACACGGTGATAAGCGCGGACGTGACGAGCATCACGGCGGACATGACCGAATTTCTGTAGGTCAACGAAACATTCATTTAGTCATATATGTCAAAGCAAACCATCAATATCGGCGCATCGCCGAACGACGGAACGGGGACGCCGCTGCGTACCTCGTTCGATTACTGCAACCAGAATTTTACGGAGCTGTACACGGCCACCGGCCCGAGCGGCAATAACATCGTCGTACCCGGAAACGCCACCATCACCGGCGATCTGACGGTGGCGACTAGTGCGCTGAAGGTTGATTCGACAACTGGACGATTCGCAATAAACACAGCTACTTTTGCTAGTGCTGCAATCGGAGTGATACAAAGTTCTGCTACTCGTTCAGCAGGATTCATTTTCAACAATAGTGCCGGAACTTATGGTGGCACTATCGGACTTGATGCTGCTGGAAGCGGAGGAGGAAGTCAGAATGTGGCTGTTTTAGCGGTTGGTACAGATTTGAGTCTTTATTCTGGGAACGCTCTCCAGCATAAGATTTCTAATCCCGGCGTATTTAATTGGTACGACGGCGTAGGAGGCACTCGAATGACCCTCAACTCTACGGGGTTGGGGATTGGTGTGAGTCCCGGTGTAAAACTCGATGTTCTATCCGCTTCCGCTGAAGGAACGATTCGACTGACCTCAACGATTGATGGATCCACCGCATCACCTAAAGGATCATTGTTATCATTCAGAAGCGGTTCCTCTAGTACAGAAACAGCAAGAATTGCTTCTTTTAATCGGTTTTCCAATGTTAACGGCGGCGACTTGGTGTTTTCTACTGCGGATAGTTCTCTGGTATTACAGACGCGAGCCACTATTGATTCTAGTGGTAATTTGCTGGTGGGGCAAACCACTCAATCCGTAGCTACGGTTGGAGCTTCGTTAAATTTTGGTGGTGAAATCGTGGGTTGTGTTAATGGTAATACAGTTATTTTTGTAAATCGCCTTACCTCTGACGGAACTATTGTCGATATTAGGAGAAGCGGTTTAACCGTTGGAACTATTGCAGTCACAACACTGGCAACCACTTACAACAGTATTTCAGACTATCGTTTGAAAGAAGCTGTTCAACCGATTGTTGGTGGTTTGGATCGAGTTAATGCGCTAAAGCCTTCAATCTACAAGTGGAAGTCAAACGGTTCCGATGGCGAAGGATTCATCGCCCATGAATTGGCCGACATCGTTCCTGCCGCTGTCACTGGTGAAAAGGATGCCGTGAACGCAGACGGCACTATCAGCCCTCAGGGAGTCGATCTATCTAAGGTCGTTCCCATCTTGGTTGCAGCCATACAAGAACTCACCGCCCGCGTCCAAACCCTCGAAGCCCGCTAATTTATGACCATTCTCTGGATCATCGAACGCCTTCTCGTTAAGCCTACCGAAGGCTCCCTCACCGATGTCGTAATCACCGCCGACTGGCGTTGCAACGGCACTCAGGATCAATACAGCGGCACCTGCTACGGCTCATGCTCGTTCGCTCCGCCGAGTGGTAGCTTCACGCCATATCCTGACCTGACGCAGTCGCAGGTGCTGGATTGGTGCTACGCCAATGGAGTCGATCAAGCGGCTATCGAGGCGAACGTCTCGTTGCAGATCGAGAATCAGATCAATCCTCCGGTGATTGCTCCGCCGCTGCCGTGGGTGCCGGTTTTGGTTGCACCTGTCGAAACTGTCGTCGATGCTCCGTCGGCATGATTAAAATTGAACTGACCGCCGAACAAGCGAACACCCTGCTGCAACTCATCGATATCGCCATCAAGGCTGGCGGTTTCCAGAATGCAAAGGTCGGAGTACCTCTGGCTGAAATCATTCTCGAAGCCGCCAAATCGCAGGCTCCGCTCGCTAACTAACCATCACGATGACGGACCACCACGCTTTTATTAGAGACATCTCAATCGGCGTCGGTGGTCCGATCATCGGTATTCTGGGGAACGCGGTATTTTCAGATCCTCATCTCAAGACTGCGTCGTTGGCTCTTGGCGCATTCGCCGCGCTTCTCACCTGCGCAGTCAAAGCACTCGAACTGTATCGAAAATTAAAAACAGAAAAATGAATCCTAATCTCGCCTCTCTCATTCGCCACATCTTGACCGCTGCCGGTGGTTTCCTCGTCGCCAAAGGGTTGGCCAGTGCTGATCAACTCGCTGAACTCGTAGGCGCTGTCGTAAGCATCGCTGGCGTTGGCTGGTCTGTTTACAACAACAAGAAGGCCGCGAAGGCTGCGCCCGAAGTCGCCAAAGCTGAATGAACTTCTTGGCCGACTTGGTGATGAAGCTGGTTATCTGGCTTCACGCGCTGACGAAGCAAGATGTCACAAGCGAAGATGCGAAAAAACAACCCGATCTTAAGCGCGGTCTGCTTGCTCGCATTGATGAGCATGAGCGTGAGCTGCGCGAGCCGGGTGATTTACGTCCCCCACGGTGAGCCTGTGCGCCTCGCACAGAGCGTTAAGGCGAAGGTTTGGGTGGTTGACTCTACCGGAAAAACGGTGCGTAGTAATAACCGCATCATCATCCACGAAGGCTGGTATGCACTACCAAAGGACAAATGAGCAATAACGCACCGTACAAAGGTTCACCGTCTGTTAAAGGGAGTGGCAGCGGACCTTACAAGCAGTCTCCTCCACCGAAGCCTCCAGTTAAGCCTGCCCCAAGTGGAAGCGGTCCTTATAAAGGTGGCAGTGGTCCGTATCGTAAGTGATTCAAAGCAAAATCCCCCGCTGGTAATGAAACCAATCGGGGGATAATTGTTTCTACGCGTAAAGTCAGCGTCCTAACGACTTCAGGACGTTCGTGACGAAGTCCTCGCTCTTCGAACCATTCGCATTTGATGCACGGGAGCCGCCAGCCGTTGCTTTCGAGCTAACACCGGGTTCACTGCCTCGATACTTCGCTAGTTCGGCTTGCAGGCGCTTGTTTACCTCGACCTGAGAGTAGAGAAGCTCACGGTATTTCGGTGCGGCAGCGGCCCATAGAGCGGCCTTCGCGAGGTCTTCTTCGCTGTTCTCGCCATTGAAGATCTGCTGCGCGAGGCTAAGTCGGCCAGTTAGTTCCGTGTTCCATTCGTCGTCGTTTTCACGCGGCTCAAAGATTTCCAAAGCGCGAGCGTTCTCGCTGACCTTTGTCCATGTTTTATTGGCCGACTCCAATGCAGCGCGAGTGCCTTCCTCGTTGTCCTGCTGGTACTTCGAAATGATCGAGTCGTAATCGGACTTCGCTTCGGACATCTCCGCAGACTTCTCGCCGTTAATCTCGTCGTACTTGACGATCAGAGCGCCAAGCTTCGCCTTCTTAGAGGGCGAAAGACCCTCGACAATGTCGTCGATCTGCGAGTTGCGATAATCGTTCTCAGGGGACTTGAGTAGGCCAATAAGCCTATCGCCATCGGTGCCAACGACAGATTTCATCGAGTCGAACACGCCGGTAATCTTGCCTTCGTACTTTTTGACGAAGTTGGGATGGCGCTCAATGTCGAGGAGTCGAACACGTTCGGAAAGCGCGTCACGCTCCTCCTGCAAAGTCTTGAGCTGCGCTTCGAAGTTTGGATTGGCAACCTTGCCAGACTTCATCTCTTCAAGCTGCTTGGAGAGTTGCGCCTTCTCTTCCTTGATTTTGCGGAAAGCATCAGCGGCCTTCGTAGACTTGATCGACTCAGGGATGCCAGAGTCATCAGTAGCCGAGGAATCCTCGGTAGCTGGAGCCTTCTCCTTCGGACTAAACATCCGCTCGATATCCATCTCAGACTTGCTGAGCTTGGTATTCGCGTCGGACTTAGGCTGCGTTTGCTTCTTCTGCTTAGGCTCCTCGGTTACTTGCGAAGCTTTTGCACTAGCCTCTCCAGCGGCAGCATCCTCAAGAGTGTTAGCCTTGAAAGATTCGATGAAGGAGCTTTCGAAATCAGGCGTTTGCGCGGAATTAACGGTCGGTGAGTTCAGTGGTTCTTCCATAAAATGTTAGTATTGTTTTTCAAATGTTGCTTCAGGTTCTCTCGTTGTGTCGGTTACTGCAAGTTTTCGAATGTTTTCAAGACAATGCGCGTAGCCAGCGGTTACACCGGCAGCGAAAACAATGTCCGATTCCTTGCTTCCTTGGGATGGCATAGGCACCGGCATCGACTCAGCTACGATGCGTAAAGCCATCCGAAGAATCGGATTTCGTAAAATAAGCGCAAGTTCGCCCTGTTGGCCAGCCGTTGTCCATTCGAGAATGTCTACCTCAGGCAAGTCCATCAGGCTTTTCGCCATCTCCTTGCGGTTCTTCGTCGAGCCTCTTAGCCAGTTCATCATACTTTGATTTCTTGTTTCGTTTTAGTTTATGTCTCTGCGGAATTGGATCGAGAACTTCGTCGAGTTTGATTGGGTTCTCTTTGTTGACGACGTCACGCTTGGGTCGAATCACCTTCGTCACTTCAAGCAAGTCGGCCAACGGAATCTTGATGTAACCACAGTCCACATCGTTGATTCCGTACGAGACGACAAACTTATTCTTTGCGGTATCGAAGAATGCGCCGCACGGGAACACGACCGCAGGCAATCCCGGCCACCAATCCTGCTGATTCGTTCCAGTCAGAAGCGGCAGCGTCGTCATTCGGACGATGCGGAAAGGCGGCTTTGCTTCGAAAGCGTAGGCACCCATGTAGTACCGGCGCTTCTTGTTGATCCACGGCAGTGAGCTGTGGAAGAAGGTCCAATACAGGCCGTCGCACAGAATCGGATTGGAGCCTCCGCGCACCTCGCCAAACTTCCAGAGCGGATTGAACTCGTCGGTGACGTATTCCTCCTCCTTCTCTAAACGCCCATTAAGGCGTACAACGACGTGTGGGTTGGCCGAATACACCATGTGTGGCGCATTATCGTGGACGAAGTAGAGCCAGTTCTTCTCATGCCCATCGTTGATCATGGCCTGCGCGTAGTTTTTGCCATAGATCATGTCGAAACGGCCTACGTTCAGGAACTGCTTGTCCAGAAGGAACATCCCTTGGTGCGCGTAGCTCTTGAACGGGATAAATGTCGAGCAGCTCACACCGTACTTGTCGCCGAATTTGACGACGCGAGGGTCTTCGAACTGTTCGAGGGGGTAATGGGAGATTAGCTGGGTTAGAGCTTTCTTTGTGGCGCGAAGATCCTGACTCAGCTCGAACACGACGATGTCGTTCTTCTCAATGTAGACATCCTCGTCCTTCTCGCGCTTGTTACGGCAGCGACGGGCGAAAAGCATGATTCGACCATCTGGTTCGAGCATGATTGCCGGGTTGAAGTAGTACGTCCCCGTTTCCTGCGGCAGGACGATTTTGCCAGTCTCCCAATCGGTTTGTTCACTCAGCTTGGGAACGTCATTTTTTGCGTAGCTCATTAGAAACTCGGCTGCGAATTTGATTTCATCGTAGAGGGCGAGCCAATGATCGCGCTCCTCGCGGACCTCGGTCAGATGCTCGTCATGTTCTTTGGTTCGGATCTGGAGCGTTTTGCGAAGGTCTTCGATTTCCTGAAGAAGATCCGCAGGACCATCGCCACCGTTTGCAAATCGTTTGAGAGCTTTAAGGGACAGGCTTCGGATTATGTCTTTCATCATGGATGCAGGTTTGCTCCATCTTGATAGGCCAACCTTGGGAGGATTCCGTAAAACTTCATGTGCGGAATCGAATCAACCAGCATCTGGATGTCGATTGGACACCAAACCTTCTGGTTTGTTTTCATCAGGTCGCAAGCACCGCTGTAGTTGACGTAGTAACAGTGGGTACACATGCCTCGCGTTAGCTGGTACACGTTTCCTCCGACGTGCTTGTTTTCCTCGTACGGAGAAGCGCAGCAGCTTCCGACGTAGATAACCTGCCAGTCTTCTGGAACATGATCCAACTCTTGCGTGAGCTGTTCTTTCCAGTTTTCAGACTCAAATTTGCAGTCGTCTTCAACGATCAGAAACGGCTGGTCTTTCGGATATGCACCTGACTCAACAGCCCATTTAATGGCCGACCACACAGAGAAATGGCTGAGTCCGGCGACGATGGACTTCACCTGCATCCTGCCTTTGTCCTTGGAGTTGTAATACTCCGTTGAAATTCCGCAGTTGGACGCTCTGAATCCGTAGATTGGAACCGCCTTGATTCCAAAGGATTCCATGTATTTGACGCATTCTTTTTCTCTTGGTCCTTCTGGAAGGGAAACAATAAATGCAGGTGTTTTTTCGATGTCTATTTTAATCATGCTGGAACGATGTAAATTACCCCGCGCATTGCGCCGCAGGCTTTTTCAGCCGTGTTGTAGTAATGTTTGTATCCCCTACCTTTAACGCTGTAAATTTTGTCGATCTTTGGCTTGATCCACTCAAACGTGTATTCTTGACCGTTGTATCCGTCGTAACCAAGGCCACCAGTAGGAACCTTGAAGTCGTGAATCGCGATGACAGGAAGAAGTTCGTACTTGGCGATTGCTTCAAGCTCATCAAGCAACGGGCAGTACGAGTTCCAGTGTGCGTCGAGGAAGAAGATCGTGTCGTGTCCTACGCCTCGATGCGGAATGACGTAATCCAAAATCGACTCACTTGAGCCGTGGAAAAGCTCAACGTGAACCTTTTCTTCGGAGAACTTCTTCGAGCAACGCTCAACCAGTTGCTGATCGATTTCGCACGAAACTGTTTTTTGAAAGTTTCTCGCAAGCCAAACCGTTGTATCGCCTTCGTTTGTCCCAGTCTCAACAGCGGTCGTAAGGCTGTACTTGTCTCGCAAACTTAGAAACTCCTGCTTAATGAACGTGTCTCCGTTAAATGGTGAACCCATAATTTTTAGATTTGATTTAAATTCTCTCCGTCAAAGTCAAAGTAATCGCAATCTCCAACTGGCTTAAATTCTCCGCTTTTTCTGTAAAGTTCCCGCTCTTGAATTAGATTGAAGCTAGTGTCGATTGTTTTAAAATTCTTTTCTACATGCAAATTTTTGTATTCAAGATCGTCCATAAACTTGCAGAAAGAAGCTCTAACATCTTCGTGTCTTTTGTAATCTGATTTGAAAACTCGTTTTGCATAAAAATCATCATTGGGATTTTCATCGCACCAGTGCATCGGACCGTCTTCAATTATCTGGCAGTTTTTGTTGAAAAACAACTTGTCCGCATAACCAGCTAATTCCAATCTGATTCCAAAATTGCAATCTTCGCACCCTTTTCTTGCAAAGAATTCATCGTAACCATTTATTTTTTCAAGAAACTCGACCGGAATACTGATGTTGCTTCCAAATGCCCATCCACCTCGAATCGATATTTTTTCATCTCCCGTTTGAGCTGGAGAACGGGCGTCTTCCTGATCTACCTTGAAGCTTAAGATTTTGTTGTTTTCTACAACTATTTTAGAAACCTTTTTGTAAGATCCACAAAGAACAATCTTATCTTCAGCAGCTTTTCTGTGATAGTTTATCCATCCATCACACAGCGCGCTTAGATCATCGACAAAAACAATATGATCATGTTCTGCAACGAGGATTCCGGTGTTTCTGGTCGCAGAAACATCAAAGAAATTGATTTTTGTTTTTCGATGTTTTCCTATCCAAATCGATGGTTTGGGAGATATGTGCAGATATTCAAATCTGCCATTCACGATTTTCTTTAGCTTTTCTTTTCTGTCCTCTTCGTAGTCAACGAAAGAGTCGATGAAGACAATCTGATCGGTGACAACTCCTGATTCGTACTGGGAAATCAAGGTTTCAACGAACCATTGAAACATCGGCTGCTTTCTAGCCGTTACATAGTTGATCGATAATTTTATGCCCATTTTTCATCCCTGACGCGACAAGTTGGATTCCGCAGTTGCATTCGCACGCTGAATATCAGCGGTTGTCTTCGCATTCCGGCGTGACAAATCTGCCATCGCCTTCGTGTTCTGACGTTGAATGTTGGCCATAGTCTCGGCGTTCTGGCGAGCGATTTTCGCTTGAACCTCCGCGTTCATCACGGCGGTACGAGGATCGGAGCCTTGCTGAATCGCCTGAGCTTGCTGCTGCTGCGCCATCGCTTGCTGCTGCTCTTGGAGCATCTGGCCAAGCTGCTCAACGGTCTGCCCGAGCATCCCGAGCTGCTGGACGTACGCATCGACCTGCTGCTTGCGCGACGGATCGGTTGCGAGCCTCTGGATGTGCTGCTGAACATGCTGACCAATACCCTGCATGAAGAGCATGATTTCCTCTGGGTTTCCGCCACCTTGAAGCGATGACGCTGCTTCGTTCGCCGCGCCAAGGTGAGTCTCGATGTGGATGATCTGATTCTGCGTATCGGTGACGAGCGGCATGTTGCCCTGACGTAGTGAGGCGTGTTCCAGAACGGCCAGAGCGGCTTGATCCTGCGTACGAGACGACTGGAGCTGAGAGGGCAGATAACGATCCACCATCTGTTGGCCAACCTGTGCGGCAATATAGTCCTTGAGCAGGTTAATTTTGCCGCCCTCTGGAAGCGAACCGGACAACTGGAGAAGCGAACCGAGGAGCTGTTGCTTAGCGAACTGTGAACCTTGGCCCACGGTCCTAGTCGCTTCAACGTAGTCGATATCGATCATCGCCTGCACCGGAACGCCGCGCTCTTTGCATCGACGCTGGAACTCGATGGCGTCCTTATCGGACTTCGTAATCGGGTTCAGATTAGGATTCGAAGCGCGGTTGTACCGTTCCTCAAAGAAGGAATCGAGCTGAGTGTAATACCGGCTCAACTGCGTCTTACCGATTGCGGACTGCTGCGAGACGATGGCTTGGACTTCCGTCGCTGTCCGTGGGTTGCCCTGCGGCTTGTTGAGCGATTGGCGATACTGAGAGAGATTGCCTTGAAGAACATTTTCAAGGTCCGCATTGACCGCCATTGGAGCATCCAGAACTCCAGCAATATTCTGCTGAACGACTTCGTAATCTGGCGGAAGAATGGCATACGGTCCTTGCTGTACGACGCTTGTCTTGCTCAGCGCATTGGCGTTCAGGGGTCGGAATAGAATCTGAGTCCTCGCAAACGCGCTGTCTACCATTGAGCAGCGAAGACGATTCTTTAGCTCCATCGGCTGAAGCATCTTGATACCTAAGCCCTTAACACCGTGATGTTCGCCGTCGCCACGGTCGTAGTACATCGGATGAATGACCTGCTCCCACCGGCTGAACCGGCGAAGCTTGCGATACATAAAGCTCTCGCTGTCGCGTTCGTCGATGATTACATGGCTGATCTGACCATCGAATTCCTTGTAGAAAACGTGGCACATCAAGACCACCTCGGAACGAGCGGAAAACGTGATGTCGTTCGAGCGAAGCTGCTTCTGGAAGAACTCCCAGTCGTACTGAACACCTGAGCGATACGGCTCGGGCATCGCGGCACGAATGCGCTCGCGGACATAATCGACATCCCAACCGGAAGCTTTTGCCGCCTTTTCGTCTTGGATCTTCTCGAACAGATCATCCACGCCCATGCGCGTACGGACGCAGGCCACCTTCCAGTCGCTCACGTTTGACTTGGTGCCGTCTGGGACGAGCAGATCCGTCGCCATGATGGCTTTGCAGCGCCAGTTGGTGTTGTCCTCGAAGATCAACGGACCGTCGCCAATGAGAACCATCTCACGCTGCGAGAGCTGCATGATGTAGTCGAAGTCCTTGTCGAGCTTCTGGAGCCGGTCAAACTCCTCGGTGATGATCTTCGACCATTCCTCCCGCTTATCCATGTCGTTGCCGTACGCGGTACGAATGTTCGTGTAGGTCGGAACCTCGGCGAACACATCGTAGAAGGCTGACATCGCCAGCGTGAGGAACGCTTCCGACTCACGGAAGTTGACGTTGGTGCGAAACGCTTGGTTGTTGCGGCGCAGTTCTGCTGGATTGTACGGAGGATTTCCATCGACCAGACCGCGCAGCTTGGCTCGCGTACTATTACGCAGCTCATCGGCCATGATAAGCTTCTGGAAGATTTCGCGAGCGGATGCCGCGTCGGCTATGCGCGTTTCAGGCGCTTTGCCGTCTT